GACTTTGGCTCTATAATCCTTCTCAACTTTGTAATATTCGCCTTATACTTCGGATGCAATATCCTGGTCCAGGGAGGTATGTTTACGCTCTGAAAGAGCAACCTTCTGAAGTCAGGTAAGGTACCTAGGTATAATTTGAATAATACTTAGAAGAGGTCCCTGGGTGTTAACTTAGATCTCTCCAGGAAAAGATTGACATACACGTATTACGCTGTCCTAGTTGTGGGACTATACCCTCATACAATTACGAGGACGTAGGGAAGAATAAATACTTCTCTGTGTCCGAAGGTAATTGTACGGGCGTAGTCTCACCCCTAGATGCCTTGTAGTAAGCACTTCGCTGATCCTCCAACAGTAATACAGGGGACACTTTCAGTTCTGATAAGTTCAATCAATCCAGACACCTAATTTCCTCGGAAAGAAGGCCATCTGGTTCGATGATCTCGTCAGCGCTGGGTCGCTCCTCTATATTATTGAGGGGATCAGATCAAGCTGCCATTAATCCCAAAGGATCATCTTTAGCCTCTACTTTCTCTCAAACCATCTCCTTTACTACTGGAGGTGTAAGAAAGATCGTAGGCGAATAAAGATAATCTTTCAAGATTGATGCCATCTTGCTAACGAAGCACTTCACAACAATCGCATCACCCAGGTTTGCACGTAAGTGCTTATCTGGAAGGGCTTTCCCCAAGGAAACGTAGTGGGCGACAAGGCCTTCTTCAAGGGACTCTGGCGATCTAATCGCTTCGAGACTCCTGTCGAAAGCTCTGGCAAACACTATGAATCCAGGGAGAAACGCTAAGCTACCGGGTTTACTACGTAACCCTGGGAATTCCTCGAAAAATCACTCTTGATATGTTTCCATAATCAAGGGCAATTTCTCTTGAAATTTCCGAAGATCTCGTACATATACGTCTCGTTGCGCCTCTCTAAGAGCCCTACTCGTCATCTTTTCAATGACTTTGGGGTCCCTAGGGAACGCGGCCGGGACAGTGTTGAACATCATTAGACCTTCTGTTAGTAATGACAGAAGATCTTCTGATATTGCACTGCCTACTTTCCTAACAGAAAGTACGTACTCGTACACTCCATAGAGCTTGCAAACCCTCTTAGCAATTTGAGGGAGCTTACAAGCCCCTAGGAGCTCAGAGATCAACGTAGCGGCTAGCTTACCCTCTGGTAAGAGTCACCCATGTGTCGCTTGGTTAGTTAAGAAATTGTGAAGAAGCGTAAAAGACTTCTTTACAGATTCAAAACCGCCAATACTAAAGGGTGTTACCTCTTGTCGTTGGATGAACCATCTCTTAGCAAATTCAAACGAATCTTTCGAAACGTGAGTTTTTGCCGCTGAGTAGTCCATTCCAAGTTCAAGGAGTAATCCTTTGTATGACTCCGCTACATTGGAGTCAGCGATAACCAAATCATCACCAAGGATCACATAAGAGCTAAACATCTTGCGATGCCCAACTCGAAATGCGGCCCATTGGACGATGAAATGGTGCGTAAACGCCATGGATGCTCAGGAACTGTACAGGCCCATAGGTTGTCCTACAGAATACCTAATTGATGATTGTCCTTTAAGACTTTCACACAATTTTGGATTCCGTAGAGCTTCCCTTGGTACTGCTCAGTCCCTACCAGTGAGCAACCGGACCCACGCTTGGGCCTTTCCTTTGCCATGATAATACGCAAATAATGACTCTTGGAGTCACATTGGCATACGATCAGTAGCATTGGAGAGATCTAAGCTGTAATAAGGTCCGGGGAAGGTGAGAATAGATTGGAAGCTACCTTGATCAAAGGTACAGTCTGTCTTTAGTCTTTTCAACAGTTTTAAATAAAACTGATGATAAGGCCTTAGAACAGTCTGCGACCAATAATCACCGATAGCGACCACTCTGGTCTTACCCTCCTTGTCCCCAAAGCAGGCTAATTTTGACAAACAGTAAGTAGTGCCTTGTTGAGAAGAGCTCAATAGTTCTGTCCTAAAGAAGTCAAATCAAGAGTTCAACCCCTCTCCGGCCAATGACTTCATATCTGAAATCATTGATTGCGAGAGTAAGGGCAATTCTCGAAATGACGACCTTAAGGCAGGACCATTGGGCCCAGCTTTCACTGAAAAGTGGAAGCCTCTCCAAGTCACCTTCTTACGAGGTCCATGTTTCGAAAACATCATGTTCAAGACTAGGTCCCTCTCCATATTAGAGATAGTATGAAGGGAGGCCTTATCAGGAGCTATGATGGATTTGAAATCATAGATAGGAGATAATATAATGCCCCTCAAAGAAGATAAGACCGTTAGAATATATCGGACTTTATCTCTTTCAAGAGGTGTCATAGGATCCCCTAGTTTTTCCATCTTTACTTCGGCTAACCATTTCGGTCAACCAGAAGCATCGAGAGAAAGACCCTCGGTAATAATGGGTTGGTTGGTAAAGTACCGTAATACAGCTGAACGTGTTAACTTAACACGCGCAATTGTATCACGAATACCGAACCTCCCAATCCAAATTATTACCTGTTTGAAGAATTGGTCTGCAAAGGGTTTACAATGGCAATGAGCAACAGGTAGATACGCTGCAAGAATGCATACACATAACAATCGTATGCACCTTACACGCAATATATACTTTGTTTGTTTCATATACCACATGTATCCCTTTAGTGGAACTCCCTGGAAACCAGCAGAGTCTCAAACCACGGGTAGGCCTGAAAGGCACAGCTGTCAAGCTGTG